TAGATTGAATCTGTATCAGACGCCACAATATAATCTATCTTATCATGTGTCTTTAATATATTATTAAGATATTCATTTACTTTTTGTTCTATAAATCTAATTATAAACTGACCTGCTGTTGTGATGGCACTTGCCTGTCTTACATCATAGTATCTAAAGTATTGATTACCTACAGCACCATAAGCCGAGTTAAGAGCAATCTTTCTAGCCCATTGTATATTGTGACAACGAGAAATCTCTCTTACAAGTTTAGGGTCTTTTGTTTTTTCATATTCTCTTTTTGCCTTTAACATTCTTTTCTTAAATATAACACGTTCATTGTACATTGTTTCCATCATTTCAGGTAAGAAACCTTGACCATCATTTCTAAACATGGCGCCATTAGGTGTTAAACAGGCACCCTCTGTTTTTAAATGTGAGAGTGGTGTTGATTGAGATAACATCTTGTTTACTGAAACACCAGATGATTTTACTCCTAATATCTTTTCGGGAGAAATATTATATTGAATAATAATGTGAGGATATAGGGAGTTGATATCAAACGACACCACCCATTTGTGTTGACCAAGTTGAGGTTCTTTTACATAAGCACCCTCGTACTTTGTTTCCTTTAGGTGCTCTTCTCTTGGTGGTACACAAATATTTTTTTTCATTAAATGGTTAGCTATCAAAGTATCCCATACTCTAACTTGTGAAAATATATCACCATAGTTTACTTTACTTTCATAGGCAACAGTTAATGATAAGTCAATTAGACCTAGTTTATCTTCTAAGCCGTCAACAATTTCTACGTCTTGTATATTGTAATCAACAAATGATTGAAAGTCTTGTGTATACCAATCTTTAAATGTAGGATATGGCATATCATCTTTACCACGACCAAGTTCTAACTGACCAATAAAGTCAAGTTTATAACTTTCTTGTCTTTGTGGTACAAACCATTTGTATAAGTCAAGGTAATCTAAATTAGTAATACCGTATAATGTGTAAACAGTTTGTTGTCTACCTCTTACAGCAATTTCTTCTCTATGTATTAAGTTCCAAGGTGACATCTTATTTGCCACTTTATCACCAGCGATCATCTTAATTCTATTCATTAAGTAAGGCAAGTCAAAAAATTTAGTATTCCAACCAGTGATAACATCTGGATAATTCTTAATCCAAAACTTCATAAACTCAAACAATAATTGATTTTCATTCTTACATTTGATATATGTTATGTCTGATCTATCGGTCTTAAAGTCGCCTACGCCCCATGTAATAATCTGTTTGTTGTTTTGATTTTTAACTGTAATACAAAGTAATTCTTCTATAGGGTTTTCTACATCTGGAAAACCATTTTCACAACTTGTTTCTATATCAAGTGTAAAGATTTTTATGTGGTCTTTTGACCATTGTATATTTTCAGGATGTTCCTTACCAATATATTGATAGTGATACCTTTCAAGTCCATAAACAGGAGAGTTTTGTGTTGCCACTTCTCTACGAAATTTACGAGCAGCGTCTATGTTTCTAAATGTGATAGGTTTAAGAAACTGACCTTGTAAATTTTTGTATTCAGTTTCTTGTTGAGTTAAAGCGTATAGAGTTGGAGCAAAGTCAATCTTATCTTTGTAATCTTTACCGTCATGTATACCACGGACAAGTAATTTACCTTTATGTTCAATAACTGATTTATAAAATCTCATAATTTAAAACCGACAATGTGAATAGTATATTAGGGTACTCTAACAATTAAACCATCTAACTTTTCAGTTAAATCAATCTGACAAGCCAACCTACTATTCTTTGTCGCCTTGTGTTCATAATCTAAAAGTTCTTGCTCAGCGCTAGACTCTTTCATTTTACCAACTTTGTTAATCCATTTATCATCAACAATAACGTGGCATGTACAACAAGCACAACTACCACCACAATCGGCTTCTATTCCTGGGATATAGTTATCTTTAGAATAATACTTTGAAGCCTCCATCAACGAGTGATGTATAGGGACTTCAACCGTTTCCGATTTACTATCATTATCATAGTAGAAAGTTACCTTAATATTTTTCATTAACTATCTATTTTTGGTATTGATGTTTCTGTTATTAATCCTGGTTGTTGTAAGATACTAGAAGTATTTTGTAGGTATGTATCTAGTATTTCTTTTTTAGGTTCTACGCTTGAAACAATAAACTTATTATCTATGGTTACTGTATCTGATTTAGCGTAAGGGGCATAAAGCACCATCATCAACTGAACAGGTTTACCTGGCCCTTGTTGTTGTGGTATAATAACAAATGATTTTGTTAGACTTGTACCTTGGTCGTTTTCTCCTACAGTAGCGATTATATCTTCACCTGTAGATAGTCGTAGTATTTTCACATCTTTACTCATAATATTTCTCCTTTGTATTATATAGTTATATCATAATTGGCTGGGAAAGTCAATGTTATTTCTTTTCAAAGCCAACTTTATCTTGTTTACCGTCTTTTTCTACTGGTCTTAATCGTTTACTTAATACAAATGTTCTATTAGGGTTGACACTTATATTCATTAATCTCATTAAATCTCTGTTTACAAGTAAGTCTGAACCTGATCTAGGTCTGGCGTCTAAACCTACCTCTACATCTTTATATGTAAAACCATTAAATGTCATATCCATTAAAACAGTCGGTCTTGTTTCAGATGGTTCTTCACCATCAGCATTTGCTCTAAACACCTCACTTGTACCGTGTCTAGGTTTACTATAGGTTTTACCGTCATATTTCCACTTAACGATTTTACCAGCATCTAAAATTTTATCAGCATGTAAGGCACAAGCTTTTGAACCGTTACCTGTATCAAACTTAACTCTTACTTTACCAACTTCATCTAAATCCATTGTTTCTAACCAACCACATTCAACAAGTGATTGTCTATCCCAATGAGCTCTATTCATTAACCAATCTACTACATTGGCCATCATTTTTTCACCATCAATTCTTCCTGCTGGTTCTGAATCTGAATAATAATCTTTGTGTTGATAACCCTCGTAATCAGCACCTGATCCTGGACTACCATTAATTTCTAGTAAGTATGGTTTATTATTGTGTATTATGTGGTCTACACCAACCATATATGCTCTGGATAGTCTAGCCGCTTTTAATACTAATTCTTTTTCTTCATCATTTAAAATATATGGTTCTGCCTCAGCACCTCTGTGTGTATTTGATCTAAAGTCATATGAGCTGTGTACTCTTTTTGTACTAGCAAATACTTTGTTATCTACCACAAAAGTTCTTACATCAAATTTAGATGGCATATACTCTTGTATTAGAAGTTCAGCCTCTAATTTCCACATGGCCTGTACAGTTGCCACTAAACCCTCGTAACTTTCTATTTTAATTACGCCAACGCCTTGTGTACCTGTTAGTGTTTTTAATATTATAGGAAACTTACCACCAATCATATCTAAACCAGTTTTAATATTGTTCTCGTTAGATATAAAAGCAGTTCTTGGTGTTGGTATACCAAACTTTTCAAACAATAAGGCAGTTGTAAGTTTATTATCACAAGTAAGCATAGCTGCTCTTGTGTTTAACATAAATGCTTGTGAGTTTTGAAAAGACGATATTAAAGAAAGGCCTGCTTCATCTTCTAAAGCGCCACCTCTTGTTATACAAACGGTATCTCTACCAACAAATGTATGTTCACCACCTTTGCCATCAAAGTTTGATACTGTTAAAGTACCTTTGTCTTCGTCTTTTGATGTGATGATAGATGATTTAGTGTTTACTATGATACACTTAATGCCTTTTTTCTTACATGCTTTTGTAATTAATTCAGCAGTGGTGTTTTCTTTAGGGTCTTTTGAATCTGCTACAGTTACAATCGCTATCGTAAAAGGTTTATCTTTACGACCTATATCTGTTTCAGTAATAAACTCTTTAAATTTTGGTACTAACATTACTCATCTTTAGCAGGTCCACAAGTAATAGTAATCTCTTGTTCTTGGTTAGAGTCGTTTATTGCTTGTGCCTCTGTATTTTCC